ATTGGCCCATGAGTTACAGCAAAGGGTATTTCCGACAGCTCACATCAGAGGAGAAGGTGACAGAATATCGGCAAGGCAAACCCGTGCAACGGTGGGTGATCCGCAGAGATGAAGATCCAAACACGGGCAAGGTGGTGAAGCGGGAAAATCATGCGCTTGATTGCCGTGTGTATGCCAAGGCAGCGTTGCGGCTTTTGCCTGTTTCTCTCTACGCTATGCCCCGTGTGAGACTACCCCAAAAGGGGCAAAAAGTGGAAGTTCCCGCAAAGAAATCGCGTCGACCAGCAAGAAAACGCGGGAAAAGCTGGGGAAACGCTTGGTAAGGGCAGCGTAGGGTTATGGTGTGGCAACAGCTATACCGAATACGTTTTATGCGGGCGGCACAATTGATTGGGAGTTCACTCTTGCCAATAACTCCCCTGGAGATGGTTGGGGCGCCCAGATGGTGCTTACTCCTACCTTTACGGGCGGCACTCCAATCACTTTAACTGCGGGCACGAGTGGGAACACGTTTACGCTTGAGGAAACCGCCGCGAACACCGCGAGCTACGATCCTGGCCTTTTCTCATGGGTTATCAAGGCGACTAAAGGCGCGGTCGTCGAAATGCCGGCGAGCGGTGAACTGCGCATTTTTGAAGCGCTCGGCACCGTCAGCGCAGAGATCACAAGGCTCCAAACTGACTTAGCGGCATGTGATGCGGCGCTAAGGGCTGCCGTCACTGACAAGGAAGGGGTGCTCAAATATGCCGTGCAGACAAATGCCGGGGAGCGTGAGGTTGAGTTTCGCACCTTGGCAGAATTGCAACAACACCGTGCATGGCTTTTACGGGAACTGGACAGAGCTAAAGGTGAGGCGGGGATGACCCGCAAGGGAGGTTGGCGCCAGATTAAATCAAAAATGGTGAGCTAGATGAGTCAGTATTCATATGATTTTCGCACGGGCAAGTTGCGCAAGAAAAGCGCGGGCCGCCACTACACAATGGGCGGCACTTCGGATTGGATGGGGTGGGATGTTTCTGATGTTTCCGCGAATCTGGCAGTGCATGAAAACGCTGAAAAGGTGCTCGCCCGGGGCCGTGATCTTGAAAGGAATGACCCGTATGTGGCGCAGCATCTGCGCCTGCTTGTGTCTAATGTCATCGGTGCTTCAGGCTTTAAGTTTTCTTGCTCTCTAAAATCCAACAACGGCAGAGCCTCAAAGACATTCAATCAGGAATTGGCACGGCAATGGCGCCTCGCGGGCAAGCTCAAAAACAGCCCCACTGAGGATGGGCGCATGAGCCGTGTTGATGTGGGCAACCACTGGGTGCGGCGTTTGGCGGTAGATGGGGAGGTGATCTGCGTGCGAGTTCAGGGGAGTGATGTAAACCGCTTCCGTTACTCCAAGAAGTTCATTGATCCTTCCCTATTAGATTGGCGCCTCAATGGCAGGGTGCGCAATTCTGATAATGTGATCAAGATGGGGGTGGAAGTGGATCAAAACAACCGCCCCGTGGCGTATCACTTCCTAAATAGACACAGAAATGCGGCGTATTTTGAGCACGTAGGCTATCGGCCTGAGGATTACGAGCGAATCCCTGTAGATCTGGTGGAGCATTCATTTTTGATGGAGCGATCCGGGCAAGTGCGCGGCATTTCCCCCATGGCGCCCGTGGGTGTTCGTTCGAGGATGCTTGATAAGTTTGAGGAGGCAGTGGTGGTGGGGTGCCGCGTGGCAGCCTCGAAAATGGCGTTTTATCGACCCGGGGAAAACTTCGATGTCAATAGCATCCCCGGCATGGAAGAAGACGGTGAGCTGAAGCAAGAGGTTGAGCCGGCCACACTTGAGCTATTGCCCCCGGGCATTGATGGGGTTGAGCCTTTCGACCCTGGTTACCCTCCAGCAAACTTGGAGCAGTTTCACCGCGTGATGGGGCGCGGCATTGCTTCGGGTTTAGGCGCTGATTACTGTTTGATGAGCAATAATCTCGCAGACGTGAATTACTCAAGTCTGCGGCAGATGGTGCTTACAATGAGAAGCCTCTGGCGCGGCATGCAGCGGTTTTACATTGAGCACCATGAAGAGCCGGACTTTCTAGCGTGGCTTGAGGTGCAGCGCATCAACCCTGATGGCCCGGAGTTTGACTCTGCGAAACTAGATAAGCTGTTGCGGGATGAGTGTTACAAATTCCAGGGGCGCGGCTGGCAATGGGTTGACCCGCAGAAAGAGGTCAACGCTCAAGCCACCGCTCTAGAGCATAATTTAACCTCTGAGGCACGCATTATTGCTGAGACGCATGGGGTAGATTTTGAAGACATTTTGGAGGAGCGGGAAGAGTTCCAACGGGAGGTGGAGCGCCGCAACTTGAATACAACAACGGAAAATGAATAGTCTAAAAAGTGCTTTGGTGGTCAATTGGCTGCCCACGTTGTGCGGGTTGCTGCTCGCAGTTTTGGAGTCAATCCAGGCAGTGGAAAGCGGTGATCCGAAAGATTGGGCCCAAGCCGCTCTTTATGCGGCCCTGGGTTATGTGACTCGACAATGGAACAAATCAAGCGAAGAAACCAACGAGGGGTAATGGACCCAACCTTGCCAAGCGGGCTAGGTGATTCTCTTTTTGCTAATTCCGCCAAACAGCTCTCTACATTTATGAGCGCTGTTTTTATGGGGAGCAGTTTAGGGGGGTTAGCCCGCATGCTCTTAGCAGAAGAAGAGTTGCCACTGCGCAAAGTGGTGGGGTGCATGCTCCTTTCAGGGGTTGCCGGAGTGATTGTTGCGTTGCTCTTGTGGGATTACCTGGCAGAAAACCGTGCTCTTTTAGCGGGAGTTTCTTTGCTTTCCGGGGTGGGAGGGTCAACCACCATTGATTTTCTATTTGTTCTGATTCGGAACAAAGCTCAGAAATTATTAGGAACCTCTGCGAGCGCTCCTAGCGACAAATGACCAGGAACATGCAAGCTTGGGTTGTGTTGCTTTGCGCGAACACAATCATGCTGACTGCGTTCCACTATGTTGGGCAAGGCATGATAGCCCAGGAAGTGGATCGGCGTATTGAAAAGCTTTTGAGGCGCTCTGATACACTTTATGAGAAAGACATGAAAGCTAATGGGCTGAGATCCGTGAGTGAGCTTTCTGACCGCATAAGAGTGCTGGAATTCTATTTTCAGACCAACCAAAGCCTGGACGAGCCGAAACAATAAAGGGCAGCGTAGGGTTTATGTGTGAAGCGCCCTGCGATTTTACACAGAGCGGCCACTTACACGGGTGATGTTACCCGTGGTGAAGATGGTGGCCCCGATACTTATCATTTCAGCCTCGCCTCAGACGATCCTGTAGAGGTGTGGCCAGGGGTTCGCGAGGTTTTAGGCCATAGCGCTGATGAAGTGCGCCTGGATTGGCTGAAGAGCGGCAATGCTCCCCTGCTTTGGATGCACGATCACCACCAATTGATCGGCCGGGTAACTAATGCCTCTATTGATGGCGGGAAAACGCGGGTCAGCGTGATTTTCAGCGATAACCCCAAGGCGCAAGAGGTAAAGCGCGATGTAGATTCAGGCATTCTGCGAAACGTCAGCGTGGGCTATCGCATCCATGAAGAGCGGCTCGAGTCGAGCGGTGAGGCTGGCGACACTTGGAGGGTCACCCAATGGGAGCCGAAAGAAGCAAGTTTTGTAACTGTCCCTGCTGACACAGGCGTTGGCATGGGCCGCAGTGATGAAGAGGCGGAATACCGCGAAACACTTTTGGCCCGCGCCCAACAACAGCGTGAGCCAACCAAACAAACAGACATAAAAGAAATGGCTAATACTACTGACAACGCCACTGAAGCGCCCAAGAACAGCGGCGTTGAAGTGGTCAATGAAACGCGAGATTTGGCGCAGGAACTGGCAAATGAGCGTGCCCGAGGCGCCGCTATTCGCAGCGCTGAACGAGAGATTAATCGCATTGCTGGCGAATTTAAACTGGAGGATCAAGTGGGCGCCGCTGTTGCTCGTTTGGAAGACGGCAGCGACCCTAAAGACGTTCTCCAAGATTTTCAGCGCAAAGCGCTTGATCAAGCTCGCAACCGCTCGGGGAATATTTCCCAATCTGATCTTGGCGCATCCAAAAAGGAGAGCAAGCGCTATAGCCTTCGCAAAGTGGTTGAGGGTTTAATCAAGGGCGACATGGCAAAGCATGCCGGCTATGAGTTAGAGGTGAGTGATGCGCTGAAGGAGCGGGGAGATCGCCAGAGCGATAATATCGCCATTCCTCTTGATGTGCTGATGCGTGGCTATACGCCCAATGACCGAATTCGCGCCACGCTCGGCGTAGGCGTTGGCAACTCTGAGGTGGCTGACATTGTTGACACTGAGCTGCTTGATGAGATGTTCATTGAGTCGCTTCGGACTGAGACGGTATTGCTTTCCCAGGGAGTGACCATGCTTGGCGGCTTGGTTGGCAACGTGGAAATTCCACGCGAATTGACCAACCCTTCCTTCTACTGGGTGGCGGAAGACGCTGAGCCTACCGAGGGAGATTACACCATGGACAAGGTGAGCCTCTCCTTTGCAACGGTGGGTGCTCGTATTCCCTTTACTCGCCAAGCCGCAAAGCAATCAACGCCTCAGATTGAGACGCTGTTGACCAATAGCCTGCGGCGCGGGCTTGCTATTGAAATCGAGAACACGCTTTTCAATGGAACTGGCAGCAGCAATCAGCCAGAGGGGATTCGCTCTGCTTCGGGGATTGGCTCGCATTCAGTGACTTCCAACACGGTGACCCGCTCTGACCTTTTCGAGGCGCGGAAGTTGCTCGGTGAGGCGAATGCAGATGTAGGCTCTGCGGTTGGATTTACCAACGCCAGCGCTGAGGCTCAGTTGATGACCGAGAAAGTAGACGCCGGCAGCGGCATTTTCATCGGGCGCCCGGGCGGGGACAATTACATCAACACTGATGCGTTCCGCATTTACTGCACCAACAATATCCCGGGCAATCTGGGGGTGGGCACTAATGAGAGCGTGATTGTTTACGGTGTGCCCCGTGGGCTTTATGTCGGCATGTGGGGCGGCGTGGAGCTGAACCGCGACACAGCAACCAAGGTGGCAACGGGCGGCGTGGTGCTGCGGGTTTTCCAGGATCTTGATTGTAAAGTGTCCCGTGCCGCTGAATGGGCAGTGATTGATTCTATTATCGCTTAATTATGAGTGAGAACATCAAGCTGGAATGCACCAGCAATGCCAGTGTGGGTGGTGAGTTTATCCCTGCGGGGGATGTGCGAGAGTGGCCGAAAGATAAAGCCTTGCTCTTGCTGTCTTCTAATCGCTTCAAGCGCAGCGAGGGAGTAAAGAGCGAACCACCCAAAAAGAAAGCAGTGACTAAGAAGTCTGCTGATTAATGCAAGAACCTCTCACGGCGCTCTTTAAAGGAGCATTCAACAGCGCCGTCACCCTGCAAAAAGCGGGTGGCGGCGCTACCGTGCTCACTAATGGGTTGTTTGAGAGGGGTGATAATGAATTTGCTGGGGACCGAGTGAGCCAACGGACTCGCAGCTTTCAAGTAACCGTGCCAAGCGCTGAGGTTGTTGCCTACGTTGAAGGTGATGACGCCACGATTGATGCGGTGACTTATAGAATCCGAGATGTGATCACGGATGGCTCATCAACCACTTTTATGCTCACCCGGGAAGGGATAATGCTCTATTCAAATGAGGATGAGCCGCTTTACTCAAATGAGGGTGAGCCACTTTTTGCAAGCTCTTAGCCATGGCAACGCCATTTTCCACATCAACCACTAAAGCTGCGCCAATCTCTACGGATTACTTGGCAGGCTTTGAGCCTGATGGCAGTGAGATCAAATATCAGTTGCCTGATAGTGTCGCCAAGATTCTTGCAGGGGCAACTGCGGCAGCCTTTGCTCCAAACGCTTCAGGGGTCACGCTCGGTGCTTCTGCTAATCCTTTCGATTCAGCTTATCTGGGTTTGCTAAATCAAACCACCTCCACATCTGCGGCCCCCACTACCACTGAATACCCAGCAAACAACGATTGGGGTATTCATCATGACACTAATGCTGATTCCGTTTTTCTGACTTACAATAAAAGCGGTTCGATCATTTCGCTGGACTTGGAGAACGCAGGTGGAGGCATCACCGGCTGGTCCGCAGGCGCAGGCAATGCGCTGGTGCCGGATGTGGCGGGGACTGATATTGGCGCGGTCGGGAATGAAGCGGGCAGAATTTATATCGGCCGCGCCAATCAAAAGACATCGAGCGCGGCGCCGGCATCGTTGACCGAATACC